TTTATTAGTGGCTTGAATAGAGAAGCAGGCACGAATGTTTTAGTAGGTGGCTATGGTGGATGGTGGGTACATCGTGTAAAAAGAAACAATAGTAGCTCATTTGTATTTAAAACAAAATACTACCATGGATCAGGTGGTGGTGGAGTAGTTACGAAGGGAGTAATCCAAAATAACCGCATGGGTGTTATGATAGATGGTGCTGATTGTATTTGGAGTGGTCACGTTCATGAGCTTTACCATCACGCTGATATGGTAGAGGAATTAAGCTATAGTACTAAAGGTGGTTATAGAGTTAATATGAGATATGTGCACCACATCAGAACAGCAAGCTACAAAGAAGAATATGATGAGGGGTACATGGGCTTTCACGTTGAGCGCATGAGACCACCTAAGCCATTGGGCGCATATTTGATGGAGTTAAATTTAGAAAGAATTACAAAAGATATTGATACTCACTTCATTGTACCTAATTTTGTACAATGGCGCGACAAATAGAATACAATTTCAAGCCTCTTACAAGGCAATCAGAAGCTTTAAAATTCTTATCAGTAGACAGTGACGTTGAAACTATCCTCTATGGAGGAGCTGCAGGCGGTGGAAAGACTATGCTCGGCTGCATGTGGCAGATTCTTAGGCGTTTAAAGTATCCAGGTACACGCTCATTGATTGGCCGAGCTAAGTTAGATACGCTTAAAAAGACTACAATGGCTACTTTCTTTCAGGTGGCTAACGAGATAGGGCTGAAAGCAGGCGAAGATTTCATCTATAATCAGCAGAGCCACATCATTAAGTTCAGCAATGGCTCAGAAATAATCTTAGCCGATTTGTTTCTTTATCCATCAGATCCTATGATGACTGACTTAGGAGGGTTAGAAGTCACTGATGTATTTATAGATGAAGCTACTGAGATAACTGAGAAGGCTTATTCTATTGTTAGCTCACGTATAAGATATAAGCTTAACGAGTTCGGGCTTAAGCCTAAGATATTACTCACGTGCAATCCTTCAAAGGGGTGGATATACAATCAATTTTACTTACCCTACAAGAATCAGAATCTGCCTGAGCATAGAGCATTTGTGCAGGCGCTACCTGGGGACAATTTGTACCTACCTGACAGTTATGTTACAAGCCTTACCCGATTACCCGAAGCAGATAGGAAGAGACTCTTAGAAGGAGACTGGGAATTTGATAACAGCTCAGATAGATTATACATGTATGATGAGCTTATGCGCTGCTTTCGTGAGCCTATGAATGTAGGAGATGGATACATCACTGCCGACATTGCGCGGCTTGGTAAGGATAGAACTGTGCTTTGTGTGTGGAAAGGATTAAGCTGTATTGATATAGTAGTGCTTAGGCAAAAGCGCCAAGATGAAGTTAAGGCGGAGATACAAAGATTAATGAACACTCACAGCATTAGATTAAGCAATGTACTTGCCGATGCTGATGGTGTGGGGGGAGGCCTCGTTGATAGCCTACGCTGCCGCGAATTTATGAATGGTAGTAAAGCAGTGCGAGGAACGCAATACATGAATTTAAAAGCAGATTGTTATTTCAGACTTGGTGAGCTAATAGATAAGAATGAGATTACCTTACCTATCAAATGGCAGGAAGATATAGTAAAAGAGCTTGAGTTAGTCAGGAGGGTAGATCCTGATAAGGAGGGAAAGCTTCGCGTTACATCTAAAGATACTATTAGCCAGCGCACCGGTGGGATATCTCCCGATATAGCAGATGCTATAATGATGAGAGCTTTCTTTGAGCTTAATAGGAATTATACCAAGTATGCGTTTATCTAACGTAAAGTGTGATTTAGCACATTTTATCGTACTTAAAAGTGTAAAATAATCTACATCAATTCGGAGCACAGCCGAATTACCTGCATGAATTTTTCTAAAAATTATACCCTAAAGGGGCAATTAGGGAGTACTCCCTATGTTTTCTATCCCTACAGGGTATAAACTAAAATAGGCCTGCACGTTTGCAAGCCTATCTCAGATAATCAATAATCATTGCTAAACCAAAAGCAAATTCTTAGGCCAAAGATATAGCGCTTAATGCTATGTGCATAACTATGTGAATAAGATGTTGATTTAGATTGAGTTAATAGACTAATTTTGAGTCATGAAGAATGAGGAAGCCTTAATACAAGAGGCTGTTATTAACTATATTAACGCACAATATCCGCGTTTACTTTATTGCGCTTCAGCTGGTGGTGTTCGTACATCCATGAAGCAGGCGGTAAAGATGAAGAAAACAGGATACGTTAAAGGCTTCCCTGACATCTTTATCTATAATGCTAAAGGCCCATTCTTTGGATTAGCTATAGAGATGAAAACAGCTAAGGGTGTTATGAGTCAATCTCAGAAAGACTGGCAAGCAAAGTTAATTAACAATGGCTACCATGCAGTTACATGCAAGAGCTTTGATGAGGCCAAACAAGTTATAGATGAGTACCTATCACTCAGAAATAAATAAGTGTTATAACGAGTGGCGCAGAGTGGCAGCAACTGTTACACGTCAAGACTTGGCTGATGAGCTTCTGCACGATACGCTGCTTAAGATATTAGAAAGTGATAAAGATAAATTGCAGGATATTCATGATAGGGGCAAGCTTAATAACTACGTGAGCAACGCTATTAGACTCTCTGCACGATGCAGTAACAGCTCATTCAATTATACCAGGTTAAGATTCGAAAAGATACGCAATGATCTGAAAGATGATATCATTGACGATGTAAACAAAAGCGTAGGGATGAGATTAGAGAATGAGCAGTTAGATATCTTCATCAGCAGACTTCCCTACTTTGAGAGAGAGTTATTCTTTCTTTACGCATTGGATGACTTCAGCTATCAGGAATTAGCTAAAGAGACCGGTATACCTTTGAACTATCTTTACAGAACTATTAAGAAAGCGAAAACAACACTACGTAATTCACTACAGATATGATGATAAATAGCACAGACTTCGAAGCGAGAGTTAAGGTGTGTAAAGAGTGCCCTGTATACAATAAGCAGTTTGGCACTTGTGGTCCGCCAATCAATGCCATTAACCCATTTAAACGGCCTCATCAAATTGGTGAGATAACCTTTAAACCTTGCGGCTGTCCTATTGATCACTTAGCAAGTTACGCAGCTACTGACTGCCCAGCTAAGCAATGGCCTAAGCTTGAGGCTAAAGATTGGCAGATGCCAACACTTGAACACATCAGAGAGATTCGTAAGCGAGGAAGATTAGAGCCAGGTGAGATGGCTAAGATTTTTAAACTCAGAAAAGAATATCTCGGTGTTAGAGATGGCAGAAGCTTTACATCTTGCGCTCCCTGCATGAATGACCTACTTAACAGATTAGAAAGGCATCTGATGGAGGATTTAGCTAAGGCTGAACAAGCTCAAGCACTAATTGAATTAACGCAGGTAGACCTTACTCCAGAACCAACAACAGAGGTAACAATTACACCACAAAAAAAACGTAGAGCTAAAAGAAAAAAACTATGACACTATTACTAATCTACTTAGTAGGCTTCCTACTTCACTTTGCAATCCTTAGCACTAACATTTACAGACATCAGAGACACTTATCTTCTTACCATTGGTATGCTTATGTGGGTGTAGCTTTTACAGGGCTTGTATGGCTTCCTTTTTGGATCTACATTACTGTGCTACGTTTTAAACAGCCTAAATAGTTTTGCACAATAGTGAGTGTAATTAATTTACATTTTTATATTTGTCTCATGCGCAAGATTACTGTTAGACATAAGATTGATTTAAGGTTTAATAATTCCCCTCTGAACGGGCGCATACGTTCTTTGGGGTTTTATTGTTTTAAGAGATGAGTAACATCCATTACCTGAGTAAGTCAAAGCTCAGTAACCAATGACCACACTTGCATCACATCAATGCTTGGAACGAGCAACTACTCTTTTAAGAGTGAGGCAGTTTGTTTTTCTTGGGGGAGCTTTTTCTTTTCTTTCTTTTTCTTTTTACCTTTTTTCTTTTTCTTTCTTTTCTTTTGTTGATAGTT